TTCACGATCTCAAACTTGTCCATGCCTGTAGCTGCCGTGATGTAACGGTGAGCCACACGATGATAGCCTTCCTCGTTACACAACACAACAACACGAGCACCCTGCCATGCAAAGCCATTAGGCCCAGCCACAAGTGAGGCATGGAAGGATGTCTTGCCTGTGTTAGGACGTGCACCTACCTCAATCAAGTGACCAGCGTTGATGCCCTCAACCTTACGTGTCAACGTAGGTATGTTGAATGTCCACTGTGACTCAAGGTCAGTCATAGCAAGTATAGTATCAAGGTCAATGTCTTCCCAATCAATACGTAGGTTGGGTGTGAAGTCATCGCCATACTGCTCAAGCATCTGACGTAATGGTTCCAGTGTAGACTTGCTGCCATTCACATAGTCAAAGCCAAGGTTGGCAATGTCCTCACCAATCACCTGTTGAAACAGCTTAGATAGCACCTCTTGTGCTACGTCACTGCCCATTGGCTGCTCCTTGCTTACCTGCCCAAACAGGTGGCTGTAGGCAGTCTTCTGTGCAGTTGTGAGGGTAGGGTTGTTCGCCATGAACAATGCCTCAATCTCTGCTGGTGTAACTGTACGCTCATAGCGATCCATAGCAGTGTCAATAGACTGCTTGATCTTACGTACATCTTTACTGAATAGTCTGTCAGGACAACGTGCACCACGATGCTCGTCATAAAAGTCTTTGTCCATCAGGCTACGTATCAATGATAATTCCATGTGTTAGTCTCCTAGTGTTGTAAGTTTTTCAAAGTCGGTAGGGTTACGGTATTTCAAATCGTCACGCAAGTACAGTATCTTGATAGTGTCTACGTACTGTCGTAACTCTCGTGCAAACTGCAGTGTCTTAGGTAAAGCATCGGGGTCTAATGCAATTATTGCTGTTGAGAACTGCGACAAGTACCTCTTGTGTCCAGTGGACAATGATGTACCCAACACTGCGACCCCGACATATACACCACCATCACCTACAATAGCAGCACTCACGCAGTCCTCAACAACTACAGCCGTTTTACCACGTCCAGCAGCGTATGGCAAGTCACTTTTACCGTACCTTTTCCACTTAGGTATACGTTTACCAAGTGATCTGCCTGTGGCATCGACTGCAACTCCATTGTGTACAACAGGGAACACCACACGATGTTCCTTAACGTCATACAACAAGCCTAAATCTTGTGGGTCTAGCTCCCACTGGTCACAGAAGTCTTTGATCTTTGCATCATCACGAACAAACCAATCTGGTTTTGAGAATGTTGATACGTGTGTCTCTTCTGCAACACTACCCAATGACTTACGTATGTCATCAGCAGTCAGTTGAGTACGTGTGCCACCTGACACACTGCACCCAGCCTTGTAACAGTTCCATATGATCTTACCCATATTATTAGTAATAGTAAATGTATTCTTAGTATTACACGCAGGACATGTCATACGTTTAGTCTCACCATTAGCTAGTCCTAAGTCATGTATAAGATCATTCATATTCATACTGTATCACTTTCTATGTTGTTCGCTCCACTCAAGGATACACTTACGTTTCTCTGTGTCAAGGCACTATTTGCACTAGTGTAAGTATGTTTCATATATGGTTTCACAGAAGACACATGATTGTGTCCTGTCACTGCCATAACTTGGGGTAATGGTACACCAGCGTCAACCATCTGTGTCACACCAGTCCTACGTAAGTCCATAAGACGTAGCTCTTCGGGTAGTTTAGCTAGACGCATTACCCTTCTACCCACTTTGGATAGTCTCTCCATAGCATAAGGGTTATATGTACCACCCGTAGGTCTAGGATGTGGGGCAACGTAGTCTTGAAAACCAAAGTCATTACGTTGTTCATTCAACATGTGTAATAGATCCTCTGATATTGGTAGCTCTACGTCAGCCCTACGCTTACTCTGTTCTAGTGTCAGCTTCTGTGTACGAAAGTCAATGCTATCCCACGTCAACATACGCATGTCACCTAGCCGTTGGCACCACTCGTATGCCATCTGTACAATCAAACCAACATTACGATACTCAAAGTCGCTGTATGCTACGTCAAGAAACTTGACAACATCATCGTGTGTCCACACCACCTTACGCTGTGCAGCAGACTTACGCTTGATGTTTGCCCAAGGATTGTATGTTGTGTGCTCCATCTGTATAGCATAGTTGTACACCCTACTGGCACATGTTGCCGCATGATTAGCAAAACTGATGCCACGTTTGACCCACTCTTCGTATGATTGCTTTGCAACCTTAGAGGTAACGTGTTCATACTTACGCCATCCCATAGTCTGATGCAGCACAGTCAGAAAGTACCTATAGTCAACCTTAGTTGTATGACGCAATGCATTGAAATCATTAGACATATAGTAATAGTTAATGAGATCAGTCACCTTGCTGCTAGACTTTATTCGTACAACCTGTGCTTGTTCTTCACGCCATGTGTCAATCGCCTTGTTGTGATCACGAACAATCTTACGTACCTGTTTTAGGTCTGTGCCATACTCCTCACGTTTGACCACACCCTCATCGACAAGGTTCTGTGGCGGGTTAAAGCGGTATGAGATGTCACCCGTAGATGACACCCGTTCTTGTACATAGCGTGGTAGGTTTGGCAATTATGCAGCCTCCAAAGTAATAAACTTGTCATCACTAACCCACTTGCTCACCTCTTGCTCACGTGACCACATGCTTACAGCCTGTGTATCGTTGCCTGTGTTACGCAGGTTGAAACCATTACGCTCATCAGCATAGCTGGCATAGTTAGTGAAGGCAGAATACAATGCCCACTTGTTGTGACCACGTTGTGAAGCCTCTTGCATGTACAAACTGTACATCTTCTCAGACTTACGCTTAGATGCAATCATGCTATCAAGCAGTGAGCTTACGTCTACATACTTGAGATCTGTCTGTGCCCACACTTGCATCTTGCTGGCTTCCTCATAGAAGTCCTTACGTGCTCGTGTCAGTTCATAGATAAAACTTTCCATAGTAAAGTTTGATGTGTTCTTCTTACGCACTTTGTCATACTCCCCTCTAATCATTCCATTGGTACAAAAGAAATCAATGGCACCAAAGTACACCTGATTGCTGCATGATCCATCAATACCATGTAATGATATGATACGGTTGCCAATCTCAGTGCTGTGTTTGTCTGTCTCAATGACAGTCTTCATGTTGGGCAGGGTAATGTCAAGCATAGCCCATGCCCCATTACGTGCAGTACGCCAGTGTGTATTGGCATTTGCTAACTCATGGTTAGACAGTTCTTCTGTCACTGTGTCAAGGACACCACGGTAGAAGTCACCATGTGACGCACAAGTAAACGTGTTACCTACTACACCAAGGTATTCACCTGATGTAGCATTGATGACATACTTCTTGTCCTTCACTTTGGTAGGCTCAAAAGCTACGTCAAAGTCCATGTACTCAGGTACGATATTCGGGTGATTAAAATCAAAAGCCATACTATTTTTCTCCTTATGATAAGTATGTGGCAACTGTGCCATAGTTATGTAAGATATACAATGCCCTACTAAGGGGCGTTAGCTATTTGTAGAACAGGTGTGATCCATAAGTCACAGTGTACTCTAGTTTGTCAGCCCAGTATGGGCGTACATAGTTTGCATGGTAGTGCGTTGCGCCTTGTGTCATGTCTACTGTGTCAAAGCCTTGGCCTTGCAGTACATCTGCTGCTACCATCTGAGCATAAGCCCATGCATATGCCTCACGTGGCCTGTCACTTTTACCGTCACAGTACCAACTAAACTGACATGTGCCATCATTACGTGACTGCTTAACCACAGAGCACACGTCATTGGGGAACTGGCTGGACTGTACACGGTTCATTACTACCTGTGCTACTGCATACTGCCCAACCATACTGTCGTTACGTGCCTCAAAGTACACGTTAAGTGCAAGGCACATCAATGCTGCTTCAATCATTTGTCTTTCCTCTTAGGTAAAGGTGTACCTGACCAATCATCACATGGATCATCAGGCGGCATTGGTTTCTCTGATTGGTCTGTGGACTTGGATAAATATACGTGTACCATCGCCATCGCTTTCACTGTCTGATGACAGGCGAACTTCATCACCTGCATCGGCATATTGCTTTAGCTTTTGTATACTAAGCATCGTGTCACCACGGCCTGATCGTCTGAAGAAGTTTATGTCTGCTTCCTCACCGTCTATGTACTCACCTATCACAGTGAGCTTGTTACCTACCTCAAAGAAAGGGTCAGTATATTTCATGCCAAAGTCACCCCACATGAACTGTTTTACAGTTTTGTTAGCATTGATCTCTGACTTGTTCAACATACGTTCAGTTAGTTTTATCTTAGCGTCCATTGCTTTCTCCTATTGCAATACTACTGGTGCATCATAGACATAACCAATGTCTGCATACTCGTCTGCTTCGTATTCTGCACATGATACGAACTCTACTTCTTTATCAGGGTGAATGTGCTTTGCCATCAGGACTGCCATGCTGCAAGCACTTGCCCATCCATCAATGGCAGGAAAGGTATCATCCAGTGTGATACAACTCTCCTGTCCATCAATCTCTAAGACAATTTCATATGCCTTAATGCTTGGCATTATAGTACCATGCACGATCATCATTAGGCAGAACACATGGCTTCCAGTGGCATGGTCTGTCTTCGTATTCCTCGTGCTTTTGTGCCTTGAAACTAAAAGTCTCCTTTAATGAATACGCTTTGTGTCGCAAGTCAGCTAACGTGCTCAAGTTTACGTCAAACATTTCTGCTGCGTCATCTAGCATACGGTCTAACGCATTGTACAACTCAAGCATTTCTAATGCTTTGTCCTCTTGTAATAGGTATGTTACTGGCTCTTGTGTTTTTTTCTTAGTCATATCTGGATCTCCTTATCCTGCAAAATGAAATAGTTTGTTAGGGTTGTACGCATGTTCAACGTACAATGTACGCTTGCCAAAGTGATAGGCATTCATGCTGTCCAATGGTTGATAC